TTGGTGTAAACGGCTCTTCAACCGCTACACGTACAATTGGCGCTGGTGGAGCAGTTGTTGGACTTTTCACTGCAACTGATGCTGCTCGTGGCGTGTTTAAAGCACCTGCGGGACTTCAAGCAAGAATTGCTGGAGCTGTTGGAATCTCTGCACTTACAAATGCTGAGCTTGATCTAATGAACTCAACAGCCGCCCCTGTAAACGCAATTAAGTTCATTCCGGGAACCGGCATTTGTGTTATGGGAGCTCGTACACTAAAGGCAGGAAATCTTGATAAGTATGTACCAACACGTCGTACACTTATCTACTTGAAGAAGACTCTAACAGAGCTTACTCAATTCGCTGTATTTGAGCCAAACAACGCTGAAACACGCCGTCGTTTGAACTCAACAATTAGCAGCTTCTTAACAAGTTTCTGGTCACAGGGCGGTCTAGCTGGGGCAACACCTCAACAGGCATTCTTTGTCCAAGCTGACTCAGAAAACAATCCGCAGGTATCAATTGACAATGGTGAACTTAACATTGCAGTTGGTGTCGCGCTACAACGCCCAGCGGAATTCATTGTCATCAAGATCGGTCAGTTTGACGGTGGAACCACCGTTACTGTGGCGTAAAGGAGAAAATAAATAATGACAAGCAGTATTATTAATCGCTTCTCGACATTAGCGACTGATCCATTACGTAGCTTTCGGTTTTATGCTGAATTCAACAAGGTGGGTACAGAAGATACATTTACAACTAAGATCCAAACAAGCTCAAGCGCTACTACCGCATCCGGTCAATCAACCGGTTGGGTAGGTGGATTTAGTTCAATCAGTGGTTTAAACATCACTACCCAGTCAATCCAGTACCGTGAAGGTGGATATAACACCACCGTACACCAGGTACCTGGTATGACCACATTTAGCCCAATTACATTCCAACGCGGAGTGCTATACGGCAATGACCAAGCTCAAGCTTGGATGCGTGGATTGTTTGCTTCTGTTGCTGGAGATGGACTTTCAGTAGCAGGAAAGAGCTTCCGCGTTAACGTTAAGGTCTATGTAATGGATCATCCAAACGCAGGTGCTACAAATAACAATACCCCAAAGATGGGCTTTGATATTCGTAACGCATGGATTACCCAACTTAACTACACAGATCTAAATGCAAATGACGGAGCTATTCTTTATGAATCAATGGCTCTTGTCCACGAAGGTCTTTCAGTATTCTTTACTGATGACAATTTCACACCAGTAAATCGTTCTACACTAGCGTAACCTCAAACAAAGGAATATAAAAAGTGGCTGAAATTATTACAGATGCAGAACTCGTATCACAGTACGCTAAAAAGGCTATGGAGGAGCCCGAGAAGATTGTTGAAACTCGGGCCCCTTCTGCCTCAGAAGTAGATTTGCCTGGAGGTTATTTAAACTTTGACGGCAAATTAATTACAACAGCTGAGGTTAGAGAACTAACCGGAGCTGATGAAGAAGCTATTGCAAAAGCTGGCTCTACAGCTAAATCACTCCACGTTCTTTTAGAACGCGGATTGGTAAAGCTGGGTGACAAAGAAGCTACAAAGGATGACATCGATCTTTTACTATCAGGTGACAGAGATGCAATTCTTTTGGGTATTCGTAGAGTCACTTTTGGTGAGTCTCTAGACTTAAAGCTTCGTTGCCCAAGCTGCAACGTTGAACAGCAGGCCGATGTGCACCTTTTAAACGATGTTCCTTTTATTAAGCTTAAGGACAAGGTTAAAGACCGCCACTGGGTTGTTGATACAAAGCTTGGACCAGTTGCATTAAGTCTTCCAACAGGACTTGTCCAAAAGAAACTTATGGAAAATACTCAAATGAGTGTTCCAGAAGTAAACACAATTTTATTAGCTGGCTGTATAACCTCTATTGACGGTGAAATGTCAATTGGTAACGCTGGGCCTTTAGCCCTAGGTATGTCAGACAGAGCAAAGATTATTGATTCAATCCTTGAGCGCAATCCGGGCCCACGCCTTGGGGAGGTGAGCAAGGTCTGCAAGGCATGTGAGGAACCTATTGATATCCCACTTAGCCTTGTAGATTTGTTTCGTCTATAGCCAAGTCACATACGATCTACTTTTAGATCATTATGAGATATTGACTAGAACGTTTACAGGTTGGACTCTAACAGAGATTAAAAACCTCTCAGTTAGAGAAAGACAAAACTGGTTAGAAAGAGCACAACGGTTTAACGGAAGGAAGTAGCTGTGGCAGACCCAAGAAGCGGTATGAACTTACCTGCACCACGAGCTTTGCAGAGCCTTGCAAGTATTAAGAATGCTGCGCTCGATGCTGGTTCAGCCGTTGGCGGAGTCCTGCAAAAAGTAAACACTACTGAAAGCCGAGCTGTTGCCGTTTATCAAGGCGGCGAAGGGGTTAGCTCTAATCAAGTTGCGCCTTCTCCACGATTTACTCCCCCATCAACTTCTATCGTACCTACAGGTCGCGGTGGCGGTGGCGGTGGCGGAGGAGGTGGCCCTCGCACTCCAATACCACCTTTTGGTGATGAGCCATCTGATAACCAACTATTTCAACAACCACAAAGTTTTACCCGTAACTTAACTAATTATGTAAAACAAAACCCAGCTGCCGCCATGCTCTACGCAGGAGCTGTTGGCTCTGGAGCACTTTCTTCTACAGAAGAAATTACCCAAGCTGAATTAATGATGCAAGGTGCTGCTTTCTTCTCTTCACCAACCGGTAAAGGTGGAAAGTACGACCCATCAATGCAAATTGGTTTTGGACGTACTGGTGGTAGCAGAGACTACGAAACAATTGGTCAGCTACAGAGTGCAATTTCAAAACAAGGAACTGTAAACAATAAGATGGACGCTATGACCGCGTTAATTGCGGCTCAAAGCTATGGTCTTACCGGCGGTAACTTCCTACAAGGTGCTGGGGGCGGTCTACAGGGTAGCGTTATGGGCGGTATTGCCAATATATCTAATTTGCTTCCTGGTGCCGGTATTGAAGGAACAACTAGAGCATACGGAGCAATGCAGCAAGCTCGTAACGTAAATATGCTTCGAGGTATTGGTATTCGTATCCGTGATGAAGACGGAAATATGAAGCCGCCTGATCAAATTGTTGATGATATTTGGAAAAAGATCTGTAAAGACTACGCACAAGCTTACGGCTCTGGAAAAGTTCCTACTCAAAGAGAAGTAATGATTGGTTTACAACCAGGCAACTCTTTGTATTCAATGCTTGATATGTACTTTGGCAATGACCCAATCTTACGCCAAATGATGATCAATGGTTTGATCTTTAAAGCCCGTACCGGTGGCGGATCTATTACAAAAGACGCGGTACTAGAGGCTGGAGGAACAACAGAATCTGTTGTATCTAAGAGCAATCAAAATGCTGTGGCTGCTCAAGGTCTGTATCAGGTTTCTAAGGCAGGATCTACAGGCTTTAAATCAGCGGTGATGACGCTAACAGCTCTTGGCGAAGTAATGAACGCTGTAGATAACGTAACTGGTGTTCTTAAAGGAGCTACCGCTACCAAAACATTTACGGAAACCATGCTTGGTGGAGGTAACGGCTTAGGTCAAGACATGGCTAAGGGAATCTTGGCAATGTTGGGACTTGGCGGTAAGGCTAAGGGTGGAAAAGTTGCAGATGAGCAACCATATATTGTTGGTGAGCTTGGTCCTGAGCTTTTTATTCCAAAAACTGATGGCGTTATTATTCCTAATCATCTTGTTGGTCGACGCAACCGTCACGAAGGTGGTGGGGTCCACGCTGCACACCAGGGTAGAACTCTTGATGAAGCTGAAGTCAGAAACATTCTGGCACAAGCTGGCTTTGAAGGGGAAGATTTAGAAAACGCTGTTGATGTTTCTCGTCTTGAATCTGGTTGGAGAACAAATGCTGAAGGTGATAAAGGCATAACCAGCAATAAATGGGATTACAGCATTGGTCTATTTCAAATTAGATCTCTTAAAGATTACAAAAAGTATAATGACCCTAAAAGAGAGCCTTTACACCTTTACGATCCACTTGAAAATGCTAAAGCTGCAAAACAGATATTTGATGGTAGTGGGCGCTGGTCTGATGCCTGGTACAACACATCTAAAAAACTTGGACTTGTTGGTGTTCAAAGTGGTCAACCACGACAAGATACAACAGATGATATGCCAAGGCAAGAGTCTGGAGAGCCAGATTATATTGCTCAACTTATTGAGACGGTAAACACAGGAGCTTTTACTAAAGCATTACAAAACTTTAACCCTAAGAGCCTTACTAGTACTCAAATTAGTGATTACTTTGGATCATCTGGTTTTTCTGCTGATAAACCAACTACAGCTCACAATTATGGAGGCGTTACAATTAATATCAACGTCCCAAGCGGAAATGCAGAAGATATTGCAGCAGCAGTAAAGCGTATCCTTCAAGATACAAATATGATAGAAATG